GCAGACATGGTACCCGTGTTTATGTTCGCCGGAAAAGCCTTCTTGTTTGTTACCAATGCCCAGAAGATGCACACCCTGTGGAGCTCCGTGCTCACAGCCAAAACATGGGTGCTCACGGCAGCTACCGCGGCATATAACGCTGTGCTATGGGTGAACCCTGTTGTGTGGGTGGTAGCTGGAATCCTGGCTCTGGTTGCAGCCATAGTCCTTGCATACAACAAGGTGTCATGGTTCCGTGGTGCCATACTGGCTGCGTGGGAGGCGATAAAGGGTTTTGGTGGCATCATCAAAGATTTTATCCTGGACCGCATTAAGGGCATTATTGCGGGTATCGGAGGGCTTGGAAAGGCTCTTCTGGCTCTTTTTAAAGGAGATTTTAAGACCGCATGGGAGACAGCTAAGGGGGCTGCATCGGATCTGATAGGCGTCGATGCTGTATCCAATGCCGTCAACACCGCAAAAGAGGTTGGCGTTAAGGTTGGACAAGCCTATAACAAGGGTGTGTCTACTGTAGAAGCTAAAAAGCAACAGGCGGGCCTGTCCGTACCTTCCTCAATAGCACCGGCGTTATTGCCCGGGATGAGCTCTCCAGCGACGGGTACATCTGCGGGGGGTGGCTCCTCTACCACCAGGAGTTCAACAGAGGCTGTGGTCACTGGTGGAACAAGAAACAGCACCATAAATATCACCCTTGGCAGTGTGGTCGAAAATATGTCGTTTGGTGGAGGTTATGAGGGCAATAGAGAGAATATGAAACGCAACATCGCAGAGGATCTGATACAGGTTCTCAGTGGAGCAGCAGCATCAGGAGCATGAGTACTACAAGGATATCATATAATTCACAGCGCCCCAGGGCTTGGGGGGTGAGCCTCCCATTTGTGTACCCGCTGATGCGTCGTGGCGATGTGCCGCCTACACAATCACAGACCCTTGAACAGGTGTTGTCCTCCGTTGCTGGTCCCGGACGTACAGACCTGGAGCAGGGCATGACAGGTATGTCCCCGGCAAGATTTGTATGTCCGGTTCATCTGCGCCTTCAGAGCGAGCCTCTTTCCGGTGGATTCCTTTTGCCAACGGATCCGCTCATATCCCTCTCTGGAGGCAATGTGATTGCACGAAGGAATGTATCCAAGCGCACCCATGGTGGGACAATAAAAGAGCGCTGGAGTCAGGACGACTGGACGGTCACCATACAGGGTACACTAATCAGTGATCAGAAGCATACTGCAGACGAATACGCTGCCATGTTGTTACTATACTGTGTAGGAGCCTCAGTAGACATCACCTGTGATCTGCTCAATAATTATTACGGTATACAGCGCATCGCCATAGAAACCTTTGACTTTCCACTCACCAAGGGTGTGGAGAATCAGCAGTTCACCATCAAGGGATACTCCGATGATGTTTTTGACCTACTCACCCAAATACAGCCATAGATGTACACCATCGTCTGGGATATAACTATCGGTAAGTACCGTCTGGAGATGCTCGAAAGCTGTCAGATTACTCGCAGCGTGGAGTTGCTCAGCGATACCGCCGTGATTACGTTGCCGGGTGCTGCGTACAACAAGGCTCTGGAGATCGAAGACAAAATATCTTCTGGAGACCGTGTGGTCATCCGCGCAGGATATGATGGCGATCTGGTGGATGAGTTTGACGGATATCTTCAGAGCATATCAACAGATGACGGATCCATTACCCTCAGGTGTGAGGATGCCATTTACTTGTACCGGGTTGCTCTTCCTGACAAGGAATTCAAAAATGTGGACATCAAGACGCTCCTGGAGTGGGTTAACAGACAGGTGTCGCAGGCATACCCAGAGAAGGAGGCCTTTTCCTTGTCATGCAACTACTCCTTCACTTATGACCGCTTTGTTGTAAAGTCGGCAACAGGATACGACATACTAAAAAAAATACAAGAGGAGGCAAAGCCAAACGTGTATATGAAGGGATCCGTGCTGCACGTGCATCCTCAATATCTGGAGATTTTCGGGGATGCTTCCTATGACTTCGCCGTAAATATCGAAACCTCAGATCTGAAGTATAAAACGGAGGATGACAGGAAGGTCCTGGTGGTGGTTGAATATACCGGAGCTGATGGCAAGACAAAGAAATATGAACACGGCACACCGGGTGGTGACCGCGTTGGGGTCACTGCTGGAACATCCAATATGGCCAGCGTCAGAAGGCTGGCAGATTCTGAATACACCTCAAGGTCATATTCAGGATATGAAGGTTCTTTCACAGGGTGGCTCCTGCCTTACTGCGATTCGGGGTATCGTGTTTCGTTGCGGGATCGCGATTACCCATATAAGGATGGAGCCTATTATGTCCTCGGGGTTGTCACTAATATATCCTCCTCAGGAGGTTCCAGGACGATAACAATTGGAAAAAAACTTTCAGATGGGTAAGGAAGCGGAAATAAAAAGATTGCTTAGGCAGATTGTCGGTGAGATGGGACGCGCCAGTTTCCTTGCGGAGGTGGTATCTGTCACCTCTGACGTGTGCTCCGTAAAGGTAGGCGACCTCACCCTGACCGATGTGCGCCTGCGTGCCTTAGCAGACGGCTCCGATAATCACCTGATCATTACCCCGGCCATCGGGTCCATCGTGCGGATATCTGATCTTTCCATGGGCGACATGCGCGAGCTCTATGTGTCTGGGTACTCCGACATCGACAGCATCGTCGTGGACGGTGGAACCTTTGGCGGCCTGATCAAGATCGGGGCGCTCGTGGAGCGTTTAAACGCCATTGAAACAACCCTCAACGGGCTGTTAAACGAATATAAGGGGCATGTGCATCTGAACGGGAACCAGGGAGCACCTACCGGTGTTATCACCCCAGGATCCACGGTGTCTGATGCCGGTACCACACAGAGGGAGCCTTTGGAAAACACTAAAGTGAAACACTGATGAAGCAGATAGGAATACAGTTGAATCAGTCGCTCGATGTCGCCATCACACCGGTGAGGTTACAGGGGCTTATCACTTCAGGTCTGATGTTGGGGAACACGCTCAACCAGAATGTGTACATCATCATGCGTGCACAGAAGGGAGACAATAAGGAGCATCCTCTGCTGGGTGTAGGCATTGAGGACATGACCGGGGATAACGACCCCTTATTCTGGAAGCGCGCTATCCGGGAAGAACTCGCAAAAGACGGCATGAGGGTGCAGACTCTATCGGTGAGCGACTCAAAGATCATTGTCAAAGCTGAATATCTATGAAAGTAGAGAACGGACAGAGTGTGTTTGACATAGCTATTCAATGCTGCGGATCCATTGAATCAGCGCTGGAAATTGCCGCCGTCAATGGTATCAGCATCACCGATACCATTGTGGCCAGAGAGTTGCAGACCCCGGAGATGGTATCAAAAAAGGTAGCGGACTACTATGCCATAAATGCTCTGCAGCCCGCAACAGATATCACCGATGACCAGGAGGTCAATAACCCAACGGCCCAGGGGATTGAGTTCTGGACCATTGAACAGGACTTTGTAATTATGTAAATATGGCACGAACAATTGCACAGATAAAGAAGGAAGCGACAGATCAGTTTATGTACAATGAAACGGTGGCCACAGCCTACGGGTTTACCGCCGGTTCATCCTTTGATGGCGTGTTCTCCAAGGTCAGCCTGGAGAGCATGCTGTTCTACATTTTTGCCGTATGCGTATGGACCGTTGAGAAGCTCATGGATACCCATACCGCAGAGATCACAGAACTCATAGACACAAAGAAGCCTCACCGGCTCAAATGGTATAGGGACAAAGCCCTGGCGTTTCGCTACGGACGCTCGCTCCTGGAGGACTCCGATGAATATGACCTAACAGGCGTTGACCTTTCTGAATCCGCATCGGAACTTGTAGTCTCGTATGCCTCTGCCATAGAATATGCCGGACGCCTCTATGTAAAAGTTGCCGGTGGCACATCCGTTAAGGCGCCACTGCCAGGGGCACAGCAGACGGCTCTGGAGGCTTATATGGGGGAAATAAAAGATGCCGGGGTGCAGCTTCAGGTGGTCAACCTTCACGCGGATCACATGCGGTTGTCGATACAGATCCTTTACGACCCGATGATCCTCGATGCATCCGGACTGCGTCTGGATAATGGTTCGGATCCAATCCGCGCATTGATTCGTGACTACATCGAAAACCAGATGCCTTTCAACTCTGAATACCGTAACGCTTCCTTGATCGATGCACTCCAGCAGGTCGATGGAGTAGTTATTCCCACCATGCTGCAGGCTCAGGCGATATCACACGACCAGTACACCCTTTCAGGATCTTGGGAGCCCATATCAGCAAAACACATACCTGCATCAGGTTACTATCGCCTGTACAGCGATGATGACCTTACTCTGGAGCTCGTGGCTTATCAAACCGTTGAATCATGATCTCAGAGAACACATACAGAATTGACTACAAGCGTCTGGTGATGCTGCTTCTGCCGACATTCTTAAGGCAGGGCGTCCTCGTTGGATTAGTGTATTCTTGCGTGTATCCCTTGGATAAGCTGTTAAACAGGCTGATCCGAATGCGCTCGGATAATGTTGTGGTCATCAACCGAAACGGTCAGGTGTGTCATCTCCGGGGGCTTCTCAATGACGAACTGGATCCGGATGAGCGGCGCATCCGTATCGTGGACGGAGACCCATCCGATTGGAGGTACTTATACCGTGAAGATACCTTCAACAGCGTGGATGCCGGAGTGCCCCTGATGGCAGGACAAGCTGACACCTCTTCTGTCGATGAGTATGGCAACACCCTGTTTGTCTTCAATGAGGGCAATACGGGAATTACTCTGGTGGACTCCTCCGGTGCTATAGGATCCTCCGGATACGACTTCGTGGTACAGGTGCCCATGTCTCTGCGTGGGGTGCTCGATCAGTCCAGGATCATTGCGCTTACAAACTACTTCAAATTGGCTTCAAAAAGGTATAAAATTCAGTACTATGAATAATGTTGATTTTTTAAAGTATCCACAGTTCCCGGTGTCCTCCGAGACGTTTCAGTTCCTGCAGGGGATGCTCCTTCTTACTGCTAAAGTGGCCTCAATGGGTGGGCAGAACTATATACTTGACGGATGTCTGGAGACGGACACTGTTGTCCAGCCCGGAACGGTAGTCGTGGCCGGGGAGATCATGCCATTTGTTGGCGGCGCGAAATCGGACAACGTCATGATCGTAGAACGAAAAAGGAGCGTATCGGTGTATTCTACACTCTACAGTAACCTTTACGCGGAACGGTCTCTCGAATTCGGATCCGGTGCCGGACAAATCGCATGGTCTACCTTTGTGCGCCTGCCTTCTCTGCTAAGCCTACAGGCATCACTTTTGGAAAAGGCAAGCATTACGGACGTGACCTCTGCCCTGTCACTAAAAGCGGCCGCAGCGCATACGCACGCCATCTCAGCCGTATCGGGCCTTGATACCGCGCTGGCCGCTAAAGCTAATGCGGCGGATGTGACAGAGGCGCTGTCCGGGAAAGCCCCGTCCTCACACCAGCACTCCATGACGGAGATAACCGGCTATAAGATACATAAGGTCGGAAGCTTCGCTGTGGGCGATTTAATCAATGGGCAACCGCTGACGGTCCCTCTTGGGGAGACCATCTCCGGAGACTACTTGGTCATAGGAACTATGAAAGGGAAGTCAACGGTTCCCTCACGCGATCAGCAGTCCTGGTGTGTCCGTGAGCTCGGCCCTACAAGTTTTAAACTTGTGGTGTGGGAAGATGACAGCTGGGTGCAGGATCTGATTTTTGACTACATCATCATTAAAACATCATAGATATGGCTATAACAGCAAAAGACCTCCTCAAATCCTGGTTTGAACGCGGAGACAAGCCCACACAGGCACAGTTTCAGGCGCTGCTGGACTCGTACCGCCATCGGTCAGATCCAATCTCTCAGGCAGATATTGAGAACCTGATGGACACCCTTGCCTCAAAGGCCAGTGTCGCCGCCTTGGATCTGCTCTCTCAGACCCTATCGGCACAGGTGTCCGGAGCCCTGGGCGCCGCCGCTCAGGCGACTGATGCCGCCGCTCAGGCTGCGCTTCTGGCCGCTCAGGCGGCATCGCAAGCCGAGGAAGCCCTCATCGCTGCTGATGAAATTGTCGAGTACGACACTATTGCCGAATTTCCACCGGCAGGGGAAGAGGACCGCATTTACGTGGCAAAGGACACGAACAAGGCATGGAGGTGGAACGGAACGGAATACATCACCTGGCCCAATAACCCGCTCACCTTTGCCACTGCTCCTGATGATCCTACCAATACCTACCACTCTGTTGAGTTCTCCGTTGCCAACAACGAGGTGACTGGGAAGGTACAAATAACCGTCCTCGATGGAGGCGAAGTCCCCGAAGAATAACCCAATAATCCCTAATAACTACAATCATGTCACAGATTAAAATCAAACGCAATGCAACACCCGCAGCCAACCTGGCTGCAGCACAGACGCTACTTGATACCCTGACTTTCTCAGCAGGAGAACCCGTTATTGTCCGCTATGTGGATGGTAGCTTTGTAAGTGCAATCTTTGCAATCGGAACCGATACGGGCACTGGTAGTGATTATTACAAACTCATTACTTCTGACCAGGAGGTGGCCGCACTGATTGCAGCACATGCTGCAGAGTACTCTGCTCACCCAGCTGCTGCGGGTGGCTCAAACTTCGGCCTTTCGCAGGAAAGCTACAGTACTGCCGAGAAAAACAAACTGGCGGGGATCACCCTCGGGTCAGCACCTGGGAATGTTCCCGTGCTCAATGCGTCCGGGAAGCTGGACGATTCTGTCATCCCCGTCATTGCCATCACCGAGACCTCAGAGGTAGCGAGTCAGGCGGCCATGTTGGCCCTTTCGGCCCAAGTCGGTGATGTGGCCATCCGATCAGACGAAAATAAGTCGTATATCCTTAAGGCAACTCCAGCATCTACGCTGGCAAACTGGGCGCTGCTTAAGACTCCGACCGATGCCGTGCTGAGTTTCAATTCCCGCACCGGTGCAATTACCCTAACCAAGTCGGATGTTGAAGGCGTACTCACAGGGGCCATCTCTTCGCATACCCACTCCTATCAGCCTGTGGATGCAGACCTGACGGCCATCGCAGCGTTGGCAGGGACATCCGGGATCCTGAAGAAAACGGCTGCCAACACTTGGGCACTGGACACCAATACCTACCTGACAGCCATCACCAAAGCCATGGTTGAGGCTGTACTGACCGGAGACATCTCCTCACACACCCACTCGGCCTATCTGACAGCCATCACCAAGGCAATGGTTGAGGGCGTGTTGACCGGGGCCATCTCTTCGCATACCCACTCCTATCAGCCTGTGGATGCAGACCTGACGGCCATCGCAGCGTTGGCAGGGACATCCGGGATCCTGAAGAAAACGGCTGCCGACACCTGGGCACTGGATACCAATACCTACCTGACGGCGATTACAAAGGCAATGGTAGAGGCGGTGTTGACAGGAACGATCAGTTCACACAACCATTCGGGAACATACCAGCCCGCAGGCAGTTATCAAGCAGAAGATGCAGACCTGACGGCCATCGCCGCCCTGTCTGGGACCACTGGTCTGTTAAAGAAGACTGCCGCAAACACCTGGGTTCTGGATACAGCTGCCTATATCACCGGCATTACCAAGGCCATGATCGAGGCGCAATTGACCGGGGCTATTACCTCACATACGCACTCCTACCAGCCTGTGGATGCAGATCTGACGGCCATCGCAGCGTTGTCCGGGACCGGGATACTGCAGCGCACCGGGGCGAACACCTGGGCCGTGTCTGATATAATTGACGGAGGCACCTTTTAATTTTTGAGACTATGGCACAGATTAAAATCAAAAGAGGAGCAAAAGCAAGCATCCCGGCCCTTGCGGCCGGGGAGCTCTGCTTCGCAAGCGACAAACATCTTCTTGCCGTTGGCACGGATAATACAGTTGGAGGTAACAAGATCGTGGGGCGCCGGTTCATTCAGGTGGCTAATGAAGCGGCCTGGACCGCGCTTGGATCAGCCAGAGACGCCGATACGGTTTATTGGTGGCCATCATAACACGTACTGATATGGGACTTGCAGTGGGCACATCAAAGGGCATGTTTGCCATCGGAACCGTCAAGGTTGTGGGCATGGCTATAGGTACACAGAAAGTGTATTCTGCAGCGGTGTCTCCGACAATAACCGCCACGGATGGGTGTGCGCTAACCTCCAATTTAGCCCTTAACGGATACAATTATATGGGCTACGGATACATTTCTTATTCATACCCATCCCTTTCCGGAACGATCAGTATCACCTTTAACAAGCAGGTGAAGCTTTCCACGATCATTGATGAGTCAATGGCGGTTCTGAACGCGTCCTCTGAAGTAACCTACGAGGATTATGGAACAACTCTGATTATTGATGTCAATGAGAACACTTCCGGAGATGTGTTTCAGCACATCTTTGAACTGGATAGTATTGACGCCGAAGTCATCAATCTATATATAGATCAACCCACTTCATAACAACCAAAATCAAACAAGATGGAAACGAAAATGCGCAAATCTGGAGAGAAGTTCCAGTACAAAAAGAAAGTGTACAAAACCATTGCCGTATCCGGAGCGCTCAACTGCACCGAGTGCGACCTTCTGTATTGTTGCAAGGATTCAAAACCTGTCAGAGGAGAATGTGTCGCGCTTGATCAGAAGAGGATGTATAAAGAGTGCTCGTTCGTTGGGACGTGGCTGTATCGTTTATTCCGCATTTAAAGGGGTAAACGGGGGATAAAAAAAGCCCCCGACCATCACTCACTGTAATCTTCCACAAAAACAATGAAACGCGCCCTACAGGCGGTCGGGGGCAATACCTTCGGTCCTGTAGGGCGCATGTTTTTGTGGAGTACAAATGTAATTAAAACAACAGTAAAATGAGTGAAATTTTGTCCTTAAAGACCCCCGTAACGTACTACGGTGGCAAACAAAAGATGGTCAGGCATATACTACCATTGATTCCTGCCCATAATTTATATTGCGAACCGTTCTGCGGTGGCGCAGCGGTGTTTTTTTCAAAGAATCCGTCACCTGTGGAGGTGTTAAATGACACGAACCGGGAGCTGATCAACTTCTATCGCGTCGTTCAAAGCGACTTTACCAGTCTTGAGAAGGAGATCCAGATAACACTCCATAGCCGGGATTTGTTTCGGAAGGCGTCCGTGATCTACAACAATCCCGATATGTTTTCCGAACTCAAACGTGCATGGGCGTTGTGGGTGCTATCGTCACAAGGATTCGCAGGCAAATTGGATAGTAGCTGGGGATACGAGGTGGCCCGAAATTGTATGGCCAAAAAGATCACAAACAAAAAGGAGGCATTCACACTGGATCTCGCAATCCGTCTGCAGGATGTTCAGGTTGAGTGTGCGGATGCTTTATACATAATCAGCAGTAGGGACAACCAGGAAGCATTTTTCTATGTTGATCCACCGTACTTCAACAGCAACATGGGTCATTATGACGGGTACAGTAAAGAGGACTTTGAAGGGCTTTTAAAGCTGCTTTCCGGCATCCAGGGCAAGTTCCTGCTGAGTTCTTACCCTTCGGATGTGCTGGCTGATTATACGGCTCAATATGGATGGAAAACGTGGTCTGTGGAGGCCAGGGTAAGCGTGGCTACATCTGAGTATAGAACTAAGAAAAAGATCGAAATGCTTACGGCCAACTATGATTTAAACGGCGTTTAAGTCATTCAGGAATTTTGTGTACATTTCGTTCTGAAAAATGGTACAATTTGTTTTGCCGATTATAC